TACTAATTCAATAAGATATATTTAATCCATACCATTCAATTTGGAATATATCTAACGCATCATACATCTCTGCACTACGCGTGAAAAAGGGGGAAAACACACTAACGTGTGTAATTTACAAGAGGAGGAACCCCTAGTAAATAGAAAAAGGAAAAATCATCACCAGGAGCACGATAATGAGTTGAAAACTGAACATTAGTAGCAGAAGGTGTTGAAAAAGGTGCAATAGTAACAAGCTGAGGTGGCGTGTTACCAAGCATAAAACCAGAGTTAGTGACTACACTAGGTGCAGGAGCATAAACAGCAGGAGTAATGTGTGAAACATTATAATAAGGAACTTCAAATTCAACCATTCCTTCTAAAGATGGTAAAACTACTGTTTCTGAAGTTGAAGAAGCTGAGACATCTAAAGAATTAACAACTGGGGTAACTATGGTTAGAGAAGTAGCAAGATTTGAAATCAAAGATTGCATTGAATCACCTAAAGAAGAAAATTGTTTAATTAAATAGGGAGAAGGATTAAATTCTCGAGTTCCACCAACAGTGTCAGCACGCATATTAAGCATCTTCCACCGCATAGAACCACGCCAAAAAGCATAGATAGAATACCAATATTCAAATTGTGGAACAGCTTGCAAACTAGTAGTATTTGATTGTGGTGGCGAAACAGAAAAAGGAGCAATTACTAATATAGTAGCAGTTTGTTGAGTTGGAGAACTAACTATGCCAAAACGTTTAATAAGTTGCCGTACACTCATCACTTTTTCACCAATACACAAAGCTTCCGGAGCCCAATTAGATTCAATAGATTGAGAATCAATAGAAGCAGGCACTTGGCCCATTTGTGCTTCATTACGTTGTATAGATTCATCTGTACCCATAAAAACTTGTACATCTGCTTTCTCAATGACTTCAAAATCACTGGCGGCAGTTAACAAACCAGAATAAGGGACATAATTTGGACAAGTAGGATTAGCAAATTTCAGATCAGGCCCACCAGCAACTTCAACAAGAACATTGATGTTACCAACAACGGTGCTAGTAGCTTTAAGCTGATTCAAAACATCCACTTGGATTACTCCAGTGGCTGCAGTATACAGAAATTGATTAGAAGCGCCCAAAATAGTAGAACCAGGACGAGTTGTATTCATCCAAGGTCTTGATGAAACATAAGGAACAGTAAAACTAACTTCTGTAGAGTCACGAAGATCAACAATCATACGATAACACTTATTTACATCACCATTAGAAGTTGTCAAATCAACATTATAAGCAAAAGGGAAGAATGAAATCATCAAACGTCCAGAATGAAATTGAGTTTTAACAAATTTAAAAGTGTAAATCAAAGAACCTCTCCACAAACCAAAAGTATTAGCAGTATAACCCATATGGGTAGTAACAACTCTATTAGTGATGATAGATGAAATAGGTTTAATTTTAGTAGGGGTAACATAATCTTGGTAAAGCGTACCAGTAGTGGTTGCAGTTGGCCAAGAAAATGTAGACCAATAATTAGGAATAGAAACGATACGACTCAAAGCCATCTCATCAATAGAAGTTCCTGCAAGACCAGGTTGAGTTTCAATTTCATTATCACACGCAAGTGCGAGTTTATGTGAAGCATCCACACCATTATAATTAGCCATGCGAACCTGTGTTCGCAATTTAGATTCACAAACCATACCTTGAGAAGTAGGTTTAGAATAACCCAAAAGTTTCAACAAATTAGCAGCTTTAGAAGAAATCCATGCAGGATGAGTAAACATATTTCCAACAATAGGAATGCGAGAAAGATCTTGAAGACCAGAAGCTATCTTACCAACACCAGCAGATGGTGATTTATTATCAGCTAGCTGTTTCAGTTCCATTTGCACATCTGCACGTTCCACTTCAGCAGCAATTCGTGGCCCAAATGTAGTGTTAATTGGAGCACCTGTAGGATACTCTATTTCAACATTAGTGAGCCAAGCCCAAACAGTATATTCAACAGATGAAGCACCAGTAGAATCTTGAAGAGGAGAATAAACAACTAAATAAATTGAACCAAAAGAACCTTGAGCAGTAACTAAATTATAGAAAGCATGAGGAGAAACATAAGGTATCTCCATAGTGACCTCAGTACCAACACTAAGATCAAGATCAACACGAGGACAACCAGATCGTCCTTGTAATGTAGAATTTATTGTTGTAACACGGTCAGGCATGTACTGAGCATATGGAATATACTGCAGCATGAGCCGGCCAGCTTGAAAAGGTTGAGAATTTACTTGAACACGAACATTAAGAGTACCACGCAAACCAACAAAACCTTTAAGTTTTTCTTGGTACATAATATTAGTAATAAGAGAGTCAGGAAAGTTATAAGTAGCCAATTGAGTAGCCTGTGCTTGGGTCGTAGACCAAAGAGAAGAAACAGCAGAAACTACAATAGGTCGAGATAAAAAATCTTTAACTGTGTGTTCGCGAAATTCTTTAACGGTCATATGTAAATACTTAGTATCAATATCAACAATACTAGGTAAAGCCTGAGAAATTGGTGCCACACCTTGTGAAGACATGGTAACAGTTTCATGTTGTTGGGAGATTAACTCTCGATCACCAACTTCGAGATTTGAATTTGAATTTGTAGCAAGTTAATTTACTTAGAATTGGAGATAACTTAGTCTTCCAAATCGCATTGAGTTTTCCCTGGATAATGTGGGGCTGCCACAGAGCATCCTGGGACGTAAACCTAAATAGGTAACCCTGTTCTTTTGATAGCAGTACTTTTCTTTTATTAGACTCAAAATTTTGTATAGAAAAGCAAGATCACATCAAAAGCTTAGAAGAAAGAATAATCTTCCACATCAAACCCTAAACTCACATCGAGTAAAAGATTCAAATATGGTCTGATTATTGGTAAATTATTTTTGGGAAAAAGATGGAGGTTAGATGTTAACCTCTGTTTAAGTTCATTATATGCATCTTCCCCATGATACACAATTTCTCTAAAAGCAACTTGAACATTAGTCAACAAAACATCGTCAACATTCAATGTAGATTTGGATTTGCGCACCCAATTCAACATTTCATAAATTACACTCTGATCTAAAGGCGCAACATGACGTTTAAGTTTGGAATCAAATTGAAAGCTGCGTTTGAGAAACTGAACTTCGGACAATGTCCGATATTTCACAATTTCACCAGTTTTTGCTTCATCGGTATAGATATGTCCAATGGTAGCAAGAGCTGCTGAAATTGTGCATTGATTAAATTCTTCCGCTATCACATCCGCAATATTTAAAACATTATCGTCACCATATGCTATCATATATACATATTTGGTAAAATGATGTTGACCAACTAACTTAGTATGAAGGAAAATTATGTACCAAGCATACCGTAAAACTATAATGTTATAAAGCGAATTCAAAATTGCGGTGATGGGATTACCTGAAGGTTGAGAATGAGTCCACATATAAATATTAGAACCAAAAATATGAACAGAATGAACAAGATGAGACCAAAGACCAAAACAAATATTATAGTCTTCATCTGAAATTGCACCATGCATGAACTTCACCCAAGGAATAAATATCCCATGGAAAATAGCCCATAAAATTTGTGAATTTAAAGAACCATCAAAGTTTGAAAAATCACCAGCAATAACTTTTGGGCCCATTTCTTTCAATTTAGTTGCAAGAAAATCCCATTCAGATGAAAAAGGGTTCACACCAACAGCAACACCATTATAGTGCCTGTTGTGCATAATCCAAGAACAAAAAGGCAGAAAATACATTCGAAAAGCAATTACAAAATGTTGAGGACAAGCAGAAAAAACCCTAGTAGAAACTTTATCCAAAAGTCGCAACTCGTCCTTTAACGTATCAACACTCACGACATTGCGCAAAATTTTTTTTGAACAATCATCAATCAAACTCAACACAGCATCATGCACACGTTTTCCATCTTTAGTTTTAAAATTAGGTGGGAAAGCATCATATTCTTCATCTGAACCAAGATAGGATTGTTTACCTGGTTTTTTCCCAACATCATTGCACCAGGGATAGCCAGCAGATGTTGTTCTATTAATAGGGTGCATGAAATCATCTTCTGCACCAATTATAGCTTCAGTGTAAGTTAAAAATCGTTCATACTTATGTCTCTCAGAAAAATGCACATTCTCACCATTAATAAGTGGAGACAAAACTGATGTAATTTCATCTAAAACAGCATTATCCAATATAGGGCAATTCTGACCACATTTCTTCAACCCTTCCATTAAAGGATCATACAATTCTCCATCTTGCATGTGTGGTATCAATTTCGCTGGTCGTTTAAGAACAGGAAGGAGATGACCATGCAAACGAGATTCGCGTAAAACTGTTTTTGTGGCTTGACCAACTTTAATGGAACTTTTCCCCATTGCTACAAAATTGCCAATAGGGAGTTTAATTTCACCAGAAGGGTCAATATTATCGGGAAGCTCCAAACAAAACTGTGCTTCAACTTTAAATTTTGAACAATGTTCTTCAATTCCTTCAAATGTTAAAGGAACAGCATAACCTACACCTCCACGTCCAGCATTATGCATTCCAATCAATTTACGATCAATCTGATTATTATAAATAGCTAAAACAGCTCCACAATCACCAGGAACACTCACACCTTCATACTTATAAAAATTACGAATTTTCATTGCAGATAAGGATAAACTTTTGGGATAATCTAATTCCAATGCAGAGTCATGACTATTAATATTAGCAAACCACTTATAACACCTCCACAACCGTTCTTCACTCCCATTTTTGTCATGATCATAAGTCAAAAAAGCCCCAGAGTAGGACCCTTTTGACAAAAGAGATTGTTGTGATCGTGATATAAATAATTGAGAAATGTCGCACATTGGATAACTTTGCATCTTGTGCAAATTCACAAAGACCAAGTCACTCTCATTACCACACCGATTATATTGTATAACATTGTCCGTTAACTTAAAAGTTGTTCCACAAAAATCAACAAGATGTTTAAAAGGAAAAGAAATGATTTTGTTATTTTCTTCTTGAGAAAGATACAAAACCTCATCAGCAGACACACCAGCGGCAAACATCATAACTAAAAAATGATATGGCATAATAAAAATTTTACCTTTCACGAAAGTTACATTTCCAGACAAATTATGCACATTCAATCTAAATGAATTTTTCCTAACTTTACCAGATACTATTTCATGAGCATTGGGATCAGAAAGCCCTCAACTTCAGCACGAGTAATCAATTCCATAGCACTATTCATTAATTTTTGTCGTGAAAATTGAACATTTGCTCGAGGAAGAACAGAAATTTGACTAGAACCAGAATGGGCAAGTTCAACTTTATTATTTTGAACACGAGGAACTACATTATTACCTGAATGAGCCATTTCAACTTCATCATCACTATCATCTTTCAAGAATGAATAGGCAACAGCTCCAACAGCAACAGCAGAACCAAACAATGTTAATAAACTTATTATGGGATTCTCCACTATCAAACGTTTACAAGCTTCACTAAACCTATTCAAATAATCAGTACAAACAGCTAAAGACTCTTCAAACATCTTCTTATATTTGCTAATTGGTTGATTATGTTGAACATACCTCTGCCACATAGCCCATGATTCATCAGACTGAGCAAACCATTCTCTGACTTCCATAGGGTCTTTACCTTCTTCTTTCAACTCCATCACTTTTGTGCGAACAAAATCGATGGAATCAATACAATCTTCAAAAACTTCAGGTTCAACAACTTTCTTCGGAGAAAGTAAATCTGAAAATTTCATTTGGGCTTCAGCAGTTTCTTCCCAATCAGTAGCCATACGATTATTCAAAAAATCCATATGGTTTGCAAAGGAACTTTTCTTAAGTCGCCATTCACGAACCAACCTAGATCTCAAAACATCATACGAAATAGTTTCACCAACATCAACAAAAGAGCCTCTATAATTGACTTGTTTTTGGAAAATATAAACATCAGTGGAAATGCCAGACACAATCTTGGTTTGATCCAAAATTTGAACTTTCTTTCCACCATCTGGTTGCACAATCTCCTTTGCATACTCTTTTTTAAGAGTCACACGGTAACAATTATCATTCATTCGATTATGGAAAGCATCTTTAAATGTAATGGATTCTAAAACAACATTAGGTTCATTAGAGGTATAAATCAAAACTTGAGCTTTATTATAAGTATTTTTATCTTGAAGTGCTGCCATATGAACATGTTGAGGGAAATTATTTTGCGCACGTATCACTTCATGAACCTCAGGATTGGGTTTCAATTTATCATCCCGAAGAGCAAAAGCATCATCGTAAACAACAATTGGTTGTTCAACATACCCATCCCAATATTCAGTTTCCGGTTGTCGTGCATAAATTCGATGTTTAAAATCAGAATGCCCCATTTTAACCAGCAGATCAGCGCAAACAGCCCACACTATAGTTGACTTACCAATTTGAGAATCTCCATGTAACCACAAACTAACGGGTCGCATTTTAGGTCCTGCACCACAAGATGGGGCAGTTTCAACATATTGATAAAGTCTATAAGCAGGCATAAGTGTATTCTGAACAGCACGTGATAAACGTGGAGACAAAGTAATATCATGGGAAAAAATTTGACCTTTGACATATAAATCACTCACACGTCTAGCAAAAGCCTCATCATGATTAACTTTCTTCCGTTCATCCAATTGTGTACAATCACTAACTTCTTGCATCCAATCTTTTATTTCTTGAACATAAGCAGACGTAACTGAAAAATTTTTTGAATTTTTCCCTAAACACATCATCTTAACATTATCTAAAGCTATAGTGAAATATTCAGAGCAAGTCTCCCAAATCTTCTTGCCACCAGCAGCGGCTTGGGGAATTTTGGCCAATCTAACAATATAATTATCCCAATCTTTCTTTCCTGGAATTTGCTTAATACACAAAAATGCCATACAACCAAAGATGATTTTACCAATAACAGCAAAATGATCTGAATACAAGGCATCTTCCAATTCCATTTGGACTACGGGATTTTTAAATTTATCGCACAATTGTTCAAACAATGACATCAAATAATCATCAAATTTCAAAAATTTGCCCAAAACTAATAAGCACCCACAAATAGCAATTCGTTTAGCGCCAATCAAGAACAAACCTTGTAACAAAATGAAAATAAGACCAAACTTAATTACATCATCTTTTATTTGCAATAGAGCACAAGTAGTATTTGACATATTTGAAGACAACAATGGAAGAATATTATCCACGGTTCTAGATAACTGTGTCAAAGTACCATTCAAATTCTTAAACTCATTTATACTTTTCCCAAAATCTTCCAAGACTTTCATTTCAGCAAAAGCCCTCTCCAAATTAAGCATGCTAGGGTCGTTAATACGCATACGTAAAGTAGAAAGGACTGTAGGTCCGGGGTTTGATTCGACATTCTCTCTAAGAAGATCTCGAATCCAATGAGAAGCAAGCAAAACACGCAAATGCACATCATCATCACAACATACAAATTCCAAACAACGTTTAGCAGCAATTTCTCGTGCAATCACTTGTTTTCCTCTTATAGCAGAAGCAGAAAAGGAAACAGATAAAGTAAGATAGGGAAATGTCACAACAACAGTTGCAGAAAATTTAGGATCATGATCAGGAGTACTAGGCAAGCGCAAAGTAGTAATTGACAATGTTGCGTTATTTTTCTGAACTAACTCATTCAAAGCACACATAAATGTGCGTTGGTGGAAAAGTCCAGCTTCCTTTGCAGCATCAATACGAACACTTCGGGGAATATCAATTGGATCAGTAGGACCTGGATTTGGTTCAATACCAGCTTGCAACAATTCTGAGTATGATCAAAATCATAATCAGAATGCATTTCCTCACATTCCGAAACATATGTATCATTGCCATAGGTAGTAAAAAGATGTAGATCAAAAATTGCTTTAATACGATCACGCAACTTACGACGACAAGTTTGAGACATTTCATCACTAATCTCTTCACGAACAACACATTGTTCAAAAGGACCAAATTGATCAAGATCAAACCATTCTTCCAGAACAATCTTCTTCATAACTTGTTTTTTTTTCTTTTTAATAATAGAACGGGGTTTTTGTGCACGCACAATTCGTTCACGAGTAAAAGGAACATAACCATGCATAAAATAATAAGATGCATGATCAACAACTTCACAATGTCCAAATGAAAGTTCAGTATGGATATCATGCGTTAATTCAACATTAATAGTAGAATAAGCAGGGCGGTAGCCAGAGTCGTCAACATTTTCATTTTCAATAACAAATTTTCGATTAAACAAAGCCATAAGATCCAGGTGTTGGTTTGAGAAAACCTGCAAGGGGACTGCCGTGTTCCTCCTACACATGACTGTAGGACGTAAACGCTCTAACTGAGAGATAAAGAATCCGTATAGATCATAGATTCAACACTTCCAGCACACCTTGTACCAACAAAACACACAGGCAACACTCCTCTAAAAAAGTAATACGCAAAATCATTATGCACGCACCAATCAAGGTTGGCATTCAGAAGGTATACCCAAAAAAGCAAGCATTTTAAAGCAAGGGTCGTCAACAAAACAAATTAATAACTTTTCAATCTTAAAATCTAAATAGAACAAATGGTTCTAAAAATAATTCCATTATGCCCAATTACTCAGACAAAAATGGTTCTTTAGATAATTCCAAATATCCTTTTTAAATCAAGGGAGAAAAGATTTATTCTCCATTGCGTTTTT